AGGTTGTTAAGTCTAATGCGAAGAAAAGTTTCCCATGATCGCAGATATAAAAAATCTGTTTGGAGTCAGAACCAAAGACTCCAAGCTGTTAGCACCTATCTAATGCTAGGCAATATGGCTGAAACAGCCATTGTTACTGGTATCCCAATAGCTACCCTAAGACTGTGGAAAACCACAGATTGGTTTAAGGAGTATTCTCTTCAACTTCAATCTGAAGATGTCCAACAGATGGACGCTAATCTAAAGAGGATCATAGGTAAAGCACTCAAAGCTACTGAAGATCGTTTAGATTTAGGAGATGCTCAGTTTGATCAAAAGACTGGAGATATTATCCGCATTCCAGTCAAGGCTCATGTGGCTCTAAAGATTAGTACTGAACTACTGACTAAGCAGCAAAAGCTGTATGAAAACCCAGTTAGGGAAGAAGTTGAAAAAACTATTGACGATAGATTGCTCAAGCTCAGCGAAGAGTTTGCTAAGTTTGCCAGCAATAAAGTTAAGAACGAAAAAGCTGTAGACGTTGAAGTTAAAGTCATAAATGTCTAAACTTAATGCCGAAGTTATGGAAGGGTTTGTTAACTCAGTCCTCCGTAAAAACTTTGACAAACCCGCTGCTACTCCAGACTTTCATAAAGAAATCTGGGAACTTGTTACTAGTAACAGCAAACAAGTAGCTATAGCTGCTCCTCGGTATCACGCCAAGTCTACGGCTGTAACTCATGCCTATACTCTAGCCTCAGTTTTATTTAGAGAAGCTAGATACGTCTTGATTGTTAGTGACACAGTTACCCAAGCTGTTCAGTTCTTAGGTGATATAAAAAAGGAGTTACTAGACAATGATGACTTACATTCTTTGTTTGGTCTTAAAGATGGACCCTTCCCCAAAGATACTGAAGATGACCTCATTGTTGAGATGCAAGATGGACATACCTTCCGTATCCAAGCCAAAGGTTCAGAACAAAAACTCCGTGGTCTAAAGTGGGCTAACCTTCGCCCTGATCTAATCATCGGAGATGATATGGAAAACGATGAGATCGTAATGAACAAAGATCGTCGTCAAAAGTTTAAACGTTGGTTTTACGGTGCTTTGATTCCTTGTGTATCTTCTTCTGGAAAGATTAGGATTGTTGGAACAATTCTTCATCTAGACAGTTTGTTAGAGAACTTAATGCCTAGTTCTCTTTTGTCTTCCCATAGGGGAGTCAAGCACTTAGTACAAGAAGACTTGCGGGAGTATTCTCTCAATGTGCTACCTTGGAACTCTATAAAGTATCGTGCCCATACTGATGATTTTAAAAAGCTACTGTGGCCTGAGATGAAGTCTGCTCAAGAGTTTAGGCTTCAAAAAGATGATTACGTTAGACAGGGATTGGCAGATGTCTACTCCCAAGAGATGCTTAACATTCCTTTGGATATAACTTCTACCTTTTTTAAGAAGTCTGACTTTAACCCCATGAAACCAGAAGACCAGAAAAGGGCTTTGGTGTACTATGCAACTTGTGATTTAGCTGTATCTCAATCACAACGAGCAGACTACTCAGCTTTTGTTGTAGGTGGCATGGATGAAGATGGGCGGCTATACTGCAAACATGTCATTAAAGAACGTATGGATGCCCTGGAAATTGTAGATACAATCTTAATGATTCAAAAAATTTATAAGCCCGTACTCTTTGGACTCGAACAAGGTACTATTCAGAAAGCAATTGGTCCCTATCTCAATGAAGAAATGCTTAAGCGTGGCGAGTTCATCAACACTATTTTACTCAAGCCTAGTGGTGACAAACTTACTCGTGCTAGAAGCATTCAAGCTCGTATGAGAAGTGGGGCTTGCAAGTTTGATAAAGACGCTGACTGGTATCAAAACTTTGAAGATGAGCTTCTTAGATTTCCTAGAGATAAACATGACGACCAGGTAGATGCTTGGGCATACTTGGGACTAATGCTTGATAGGATGTGGGAAGCTCCAACTGAAAAAGAACTTGAAGAAGAAGAGTACGAGGCTTATATTCGAGATAACAATGGAGCAGATGTAGGTCGCTCCGCTATTTGTGGGTATTAACAAATGAAGCTTAAAGACAAATTTAATATTAATGATCTCATGTATGAGGCCAATATAGCTGACCTGCTTTGCAAAGAAGACCTAGCAACAATTGGTGGTCAAATTTCTAAAGATTTTGACAACGATCTTATGTCTCGTAGCAGTTGGGAAAAACGTACAGAGACTTCTCTCAAACTTGCTTTACAAGTTGCAGAAACTAAAAACTTTCCTTGGGCTAATGCCAGTAACGTTAAGTTTCCTCTTATTACTATTGCTGCACTTCAATATCATGCTCGTAGTTATCCTGTCTTAGTTGATAGCGATATGCCTGTTAAGTGCCGTGTTGTTGGAGAAGACAAGGACGGTATTCGTGCTGCACGTTCTACTCGTGTTGAACAACATATGAGTTACCAACTTCTAGAAGAAGATGAAGACTGGGAATCTGAAATGGACAAGGTTCTTATTACTCAACCTATTATTGGTTGTGCCTTTAAGAAGACCTACTATGATCCTATTCGCAAACACAACATATCTGAAAATGTACTAGCCAAAGACCTGGTTGTTAACTACTGGACTAAGAGTCTAGAAACAGCCAGTCGTGTTACCCACATTCTTCAGATGACTAAAAATGAAATTTACGAGCGTGTAGCTCTTGGACTGTGGTGTGAAATATCTGAGGGGCGGCAGCAACAGTACTCCTCTACCGTTGGTGGTAGTAAGCTACAAGAAGCCCAAGATAAAGCTCAAGGCATGACCCCACCAGAATCAAATGATCCTAGTACCCCCGTTGAGATTTTAGAACAACACTGCACTATTGACTTTGACGATGATGGTTATGCTGAGCCGTACATTGTTTATGTACGTAGAGACAACAAACAAGTTGCTCGTATTGTTGCTAGATATACGGAACAAGATGTTGTTCGCAACAAAGACGAAAAAGTTCTTAGTATTAAAGCAGAGCAATACTTTACCAAATATCCTTTTATTCCTTCTCCTGATGGCGGCTTCTATGACCTTGGGTTTGGAGTTCTTCTTGGTCCTTTAAACGAATCTATCAACACTATCATTAATCAGCTAGTTGATGCTGGTACTATGGCTAACACTGCTGGTGGCTTCCTTAGTCGTGGTATTAAACTTCGTGGTGGTAACTATTCTTTCAATCCTATGGAGTGGAAGCACGTAGATACAACTGGAGATGATTTGCGTAAAGGTATTGTTCCTTTGCCAGTACGTGAACCTTCTCAAGTTTTGTATACTTTGTTAGACCTGTTGATTAACTATGGTCAACGTATTAGTGGTTCTGTAGATATTCTTTCTGGTCAGAATCCTGGTCAGAACACTCCTGCTGAAACTTCTCGCACAATGGCTGAACAAGGCATGAAGATATTTAACGGTATCTTTAAACGCACTCACCGTAGTCTTAAGCAAGAGTTTCGTAAGTTGTATCGCCTTAATCAAATATTTATTACTGAGAACACGCCCTATGTTTCGAATGCAAAGAACACAGGACTTGTTTTGGTTTCAGACTATGAGGGTCCAGTTACGGATGTGATGCCTACTGCTGATCCAAGTATTACTTCTGATACCCAGCGTTTTAATCAAGCTGCTGCTATTGCTGCTAGAGTGCAAGCTACTCCTGGTTTGTACAACCGCTATGAAGCTGAGTACACCTTCTTAAAGGCAATGAAGATTACTAATATTGATAAGATTCTTCCTGATCCTAGTGGTCCTAATGCTGTACAAATTCCTCCTAATCCTAAGTTGCAAATTGAACAGCTTAAGATTCAAGCTAAACAAGCTTCGGACCAGTTAAATATGAAGATGGCTTTGCTTAAATTAATGAGTGAGGCAGAACTCAATCAAGCACACATTCAAAAACTAACAGCAGAAGCAGAGTCTATTAAGATTGGTATTGCTACTGAAGGTGAACGGATGCGTATTCAAGAGATCAATATGCAGATTGGTCTACAGCGTGAGCGTAGAGAAGGCGTTCTTACTTCTATCAGAACAATGAATGACGTTTATGATCGAATGATTTCAGAACAACAACAACCACAACAAAATATGGAACAAGCACAGTTGCCAATGGATATGCCACAAACAATGGTGCAGTAAAGGTTTTTTAAGGAGAGAGAATGGAACCAGTAAGTCGTGAAAACTTTGAAGAGTGGACTTTTCATCCTGTTACTAAACATCTGATGAAGATGTTACAGAATGATAGGGAAGCTATGAAAGAGGGTCTTATCAACAATGCGTTTGATGATGAGGTAGAAGTAAAGGGTCGGTGTCGAGCAATTGCAATTATTCTGAACCTTGAATATGAAGATTTGTTCAATACTATCTAAAAGAGAGAGATCAATGAGTAATCAATCAGGAATCAACCCTGTTGGGTGGAGAGTGCTTATTAAGCCTCAAGAAGTAAGAGAGATGTCTGAAGGTGGAATTATTCTAACTACAGAGGTTTCTAAAAATCGAGAACAGATGGGAAACACTACTGGCATTGTCATTTCGATGGGTGACGATTGCTATGCTGACGAACCTGCACCTTGGTGTGAGGTCGGAGACAAAGTTATTTTTGCTAAATATGCTGGTTTGCTTTATCTTGGAAAAGATGGAAAGCAATACCGAATGGTTAATGACAAGGACATAACTGGCACTTTAGATGCAGATGTAGACCTTGTTGATCCGTATTTAGCTAGAACTTAAACTTTGGCTAACTAATTGTGTTGACATCTTTTAAAAAGTAGGAGTAAGATATGAGTGAAGAAAGTGTTACTAGTAACGAAGTATCCCCTGAAGTCCAGCATGAAGCCGAATCACAAGGATGGGTTCCTAAAGAACGGTTTCGAGGCAATGAGTCTGATTGGGTTGATGCTGATACTTTTGTAAAACGTGGTCGAGAGATTCTTCCTATTCTGCGTAAGAATAATGAGAATCTCATTAAAGACTTACAAGCTACAAAAGACCAGCTTAAAGAATTTCGTGAAGCAGCAGAGGAATTTAAAAAGTTCCAAAGAGAGTCTTACGAACGTAAAGCTCAAGAGTATGAGGGTCAAATTCGAGAGATTAAAGAAAGCCGTGCCCAAGCTATTAGCGACGGTGACGGACAGAAAGTCAATGCACTAGATGATGCGTTGGACCAGGCTAAAGAAAACTTTAAAGAAGCTAAACAATCTGTTAAAGATGTTGTCAGTGCTAAAGACCCAGAGCCAACACCAGAGGCTATTGACCCAAACTTACAAGCTTGGTTAGATCGCAACACATGGTTTGGTCAAGACAAGCGGCTGACAGCTGTGGTTAACGGTGTTGGTGAAAGCCTTCGATTAGAGTTACCTTTGCTTAAAGGCCAAGCATTTCTAGATAAGCTTGATGAAGTGTTAGCAGAAGAGTTTCCAAATAAGTTTGGTAAAAAGCAATCTCCAAGTAGTCGGGTTGAATCTGGATCAGGTAGACAAAGCCGCAGCGGTGGCAATGCCCAATCTTATGACAACCTCCCGTCTGAAGCAAAGTCAGCATGTGATCGGTTTGTTAAGCAAAAACTTATGACCCGAGAACAGTATGTTGCAGACTTTGATTGGACTTGATCTCTATAAACTTAAAGGAAATTAATATGCCCCGCGCACTAAATGAGTTTGAAAAACGTGAACGTATGTTAGAAAAAGCTGCAAGTAGACTTATCCCTCAAGAGGGCGATACTGATACAAGCACAGATACAACTGCGGTTGCAACTCGAAAACGAAGAAATGTCTTTAATGGCACAGAAGTTAAACTAAGCGTCCGAAATCAGATTCCAGGGTATCATCTTCATGTTTTTACAGATATGGGGAGTCGAATTCAAGAGGCTGTAGATAGTGGCTATGAATTTGTTACCCCTACTGAAGTAGGAGGTGTGAGTGAAAATGTGGTTAGTCGTAATGGCGACCTCGGAGAAAGAATTAGGTATCTTGTAAATCCTCGTGCTGAAGGCACGGAACAATACGGGTACTTAATGAAGATTCGGCAAGAATGGTACGAGGAAGATCAAGCTGAGCTTCAAAGTAAAAACAATCTTATTGATGAATCAATTCGTGGTGGTAAGATTACTGGAAAAAATCCAGCGTTCTATACTCCTAGGGATGGCATCAAACTCACTTAACTTATTTGGAGTTTTTTATGGCAAACGCAAATCGTCCTGGCGGCCTAAAACCTGTCAGTTATCTCAACGGAGCACCCTATTCAGGTCAAGCTCGGTTGTACTCTGTGCCCGTCAATAGTGCTGACTTGTACATTGGTGATCCCGTTACCTTGAGTGGTAGTGCTGATACCAACGGTCTTGCTGGTATTTCTATTGGTGTTGCTGGTTCTGCTGTTATTGGTGTTGTAGTTGGTTTCCTTGTTGCTCCTCCTGGAGTTAGCTTGGTTGCTACTAGCATTGATTTGACTATTCGCAGCATTCAAGCCAGTGCTACTGTTGTTCAGTATGCTATGGTTGCTGATGATCCAAACTTGATCTTTGAAATTCAAGATGGTCAAACAGTTCCTACTGCTGTTACTGATATTGGTCGTAATACCAACTTCTTGATTGCTGCTGGTGCTACTGACTATAGTGATTCAGGTACTGTAACTGCCGCTACTCTTACAGATGGCACTACTTCTAACTTGAAACTTATGGGCTTTACTCAACGAGTTGACAACACCCCTGCCACTGCTTACGCAAAGCTGCTGGTTAAGATTAACAATCACGCTTACGCTGCCGGAACTGGCACTGCTGGCATTTAATTAGGAGAATAGATTATGGCTGGCATTATCACAACCAGTTCCCACCCGAAAGCACTATGGCCTGGTATCAAGGCTTGGTGGGGACAGACTTATGACGAGCATCCTGAAGAGTATGTAGATTTGTTTGACAAAGACACTTCTACTCAAAACTACGAAGAAGATGTCCAACTGACTGGATTTGGTCTTGTACCAGTTAAGTCACAAGGCTCTGGTGTTCAGTATGATTCTGAAGTGCAAGGCTACGTAACTCGTTATACGCACGTTGCATATGCAATGGGTTATATTGTTACCAAAGAAGAGATGGACGACAACTTGTATGAAGTAGTGTCCAAAAAACGTGCAGCA